ACCATTGGTCAAGCGGAAGATATTTCACTTACACGAGATCGAACAAAATGTGGAAAGTTGGTTGTTTTTTCGGAACAGGCCAAGAGTTGATAGAAAAAGCGTATCAAGACAGCAAAGTTTCTGGAAAATATTACGAAGCTTGCGTTAAATTTGTAGAAAAAATAGAGGAGATTAATAATGAAAAATAAAATTAAAATCACAGCAACTATGGCAGTTTTGGCAGGGCTTTTGATTGCCCCTAACGTACTAGCAAGTGAAGTCACAAAAGAGGGTACAGAAATAACTGTCACAGAGCCGACAGTCGAAGTGCAGAAGCAAGGTGACAGCTTCTACGACAAGGTAGATGTCACAGTTAAAACCGACATCCCAGACGATGTAGAAATTAATCAAGGCGACACGCTAACAATTCCGCTCCCGCAAGAGTTGGAACTAGAAACAAACTACGAATTTCCAGTCACTAACAACGAGGGAGCAGAGGTCGGACAGGCTACTGCAAATGCAAAAGAAAACAACGTGACTACAGTATTCAACGACTATTTCAAGGAACACCCTTTGAACAAGTCAATTAGCCTTAATCTGCAGACTAAAATCAACTCTGAAATTGTCCGTGAAGAGGGCAAGATGAACTTGAATTTTAGTGGCACAATCGTTGAAATGGAAAGCGGCAGCAAGGGTGACACTAACCCTAACGAAGAACTTTACAAGTGGGGCTATCAAGACAAGGAAGATCCTAATGTTGTCCACTGGGTTGCTCGTATCAACTACCGCAAGGCAACTATGAACCGTGTCAGTGTATCGGACACTTGGGATAACGAAGCCCGTTATGTGCCAGGCAGCATGAAGATTAGCTATCTGCACTCTGCAAATCCGTGGACATACGCTTGGCCGGGCAATATGGACATGCTTAGTATGCGTGAGAATGGCTTTGACTATTATGTCGGCTTCCTAAACAATGTTCTAGTCTTTGAGTACAGCACTCGGTACGCTACACAAGCGACTGTACCAGTAAACACTATCAAAGTGACGGCCAATGACTATTGGATTGAGCACAAGGTTGATTATAAGTGGGTATCTGGCAGCGGTACGGCAGATGGCAAGAACCGTCCTAAGCCAATCTGGGAAATTCCAAACGAAGCACCACAAGTTGATAAACCGGAACTGAACATCAATGACATTCCTCTGATGCCACCCGCTCCGATTTTGGACAAGCCGGAACTTGATTTAAACGATGTTCCGTTGCTTCCACCAGCGCCAATCTTGGAATTACCAGAGCTGGTTATTCCAGACGAACCGAAAAAGCCAGAATTACCGCCTAAAACGCTCGAAAAAGAGCCGCCAGCTCCAAGTACTAAGGAAGAAACTAAAAACGCAGTAGAGAGCAAATTAGATACCTCTGCGAACGAGTTGCCTAAGACTGGAGAAGTCAGCAATGTCTTTCTGTCAACTCTCGGTGTTTCTGCTCTAATCTGCATCGGTACAATCTGGAACGATAACAAGAAAAAGTAAGGGGGGATTGAAATAGCAAATCCAAAAAATAGGCGCTTCTACTGGTTGCAACTGTCCGAGGAGTTCTTCAAATCGAAAGAAATGAAGCTCCTTCGACGTCTTCCAGGAGGCGAAGAACATACAATCATCTATCTAAAACTCATGCTAGCAAGTCTGCAAGACGACGGAAAAATCTATTTTGAGGGTTTGGCTGACAGCCTAGCAGAAGAAATGGCTCTTATCATCGATGAAGATGCTGAAGCAGTCAGAATGACACTGATGTTTTTAGAGCAAAAGAAGCTATTGACGACATCAGACAATTTTGCCTATAAACTGGAACAAGTGCCAGAGATGATAGGCAGCGAAACCGCAAGCACCCGTAGGTCTCGCAAGCATCGAAGCACACAAAAAGCGTTGCAATGCAACACTGATGCAACAAAGTGCAACGGAGAGATAGATATAGAGTTAGATAAAGAGATAGAAATAGATAAAGATATAAATATAGAGTCAGAAGTAGAGATAGAGAAAGAAAAGGGAAACGGAACTCTAACTGCTGCTGAAATCTCTAAATATTATCAATCTAGAATCGGTCCGATTGACGGCATACAGTATCAAAAGTTAATTGAGTACCACTCATTCGACAACATGGAGCTTGAACTTATCAAGAGGGCGATTGACAAAGCGGCTGATAATGCAGTCAGAAACTTTGGATATGTAAATCGTATTTTGAAAAATTGGGCTCAAAACGGCATCCGAACGATTGCCCAGCAAGACGAAGACCAAAGACGGTATCTGGAAAAGAAAGGCATCTATAAGCCAGACTCTAATATCCCGGAATGGTCTAAGGAACATCCCGACTACAAGGCACCTGAAGAGTCAACGATACTATCAAGAGAGGAGTTCTTAGCACAAGATGACTAAAATCAACTACGATCAAGTCGCAGGGAATGAATCTCTGTATAAGCAGTACAGGAACACTTTTTCTAAATGGTTCAACATGCAGCTATCCAGAAAGCAATATGTGGAATTTGTGGACGTGTGCCGAGAGCATGCGAACATGCACCTAAATCCATTTAGCATGTGCGCCTACATTCTCAAAAGGCCAGTAGAGGAAATAGTGACTAGATTTTTTCAAAAAGGAGATAAAACATGACAATACCAGAACTTGAAACAGCGCTGCTATATCATGTCACACCTAACGAACGAAACAAGCTTCGTTGGTACAAACGACATGACGCAGTGAAATTTGTCAAAGAACTTTGGCGACTTTGGATGAAGTATAGCGAGGTTGGCAATGATAGAACCATTTGACTATGACAAGTGGCTAACGACAGAACCAGAGCAACCAGAGCCAAAAGAAGAATGTTTTATCTTCTCTGGCGGTCAATGGCTATATATTGGAGACGACTTATAGTGTATATATGCCTAGAAAGCCACAGAATAGCGCACAATCGATTTTAAACTATCGAGATTATAATTGTGCCACTCAAACAATAAAATGGCTTAAAAGCGAAAATATAAGCAATAACTACAAACGTAGAATAAAGGAGTAACAAAATGACAAATCAAATCACAGAACACAAAGGGGATTTCTTGACAAATCCGCAACAACTTACTGCGAACATTGTTCGACAGTATCTTGACCCTCAAGGTAAAGCAAGCAATGAAGAATTAGCTTACTTTATCGCAACTTGTAAAGAGCGCAATCTCAATCCATTTACGAAAGAGGTCTATTTTATCAAGTACGGCACAAACCCTGCGCAGATTGTGGTTTCAAAAGACGCTTTCATGAAGCGAGCTGAACAAAATAACCAGTTTGACGGATTTGATGCAGGTATCGTGATTGAAACCGAAAACGGTGAAATCAAGCAGATTGAGGGCACTATTAAGCCGAAATCAGCAACGCTGCTTGGCGGTTGGTGCAAGGTCTATCGCAAAGACCGGTCACGGCCAATTACAGCAGATGCCGACCTATCGGCATATAACACAGGCAAATCAATGTGGGCTAAAGCACCGGCGTTGATGATCCGTAAAGTAGCAATCGTATCAGCTTTCCGTGAAGCATTTAGCGAAAATGTTGGCGGTCTATACACTAGCGATGAAATGGAACAGGCAGCGCCTATTGATGTGACACCACAAGAAACGCAAGAAGAAGTCCGAGCACGCAAGATGCAAGAAATCGAGCAGATGAAACAAGATGAAGCTGAGCGAAACCGTGAAGCAGAACTGCAGAAAGCCTTTGAAGAAGCGAAAGCTCGAACAGAAGCAGAAGCCGAACAAATCGAATTACCTTTTAGCTAAAAACGGGAGTAAAGCATGAAAGAAGCAGAAAAAATCAACCAGTTAGACAACATTGAAATCACTTTCGAGCCGGCCAAGGTCGCATTTAGCGACTTTGCGGCCTTTGAAGCAGGGATTGAACAAGCGATTGCCAAGTATGGCACATTTGACCTTGAAGTCAATTCGATTGAGGAAGTCAAACAAGCTCGCACGGACTTGAATAAGCTGAGCAAGAGCTTAGAAGACCGACGAAAAGAAATCAAGGGTGCAATCAATGAGCCGTACGCTGAATTTGAACAAGCTTATAAAGCGCCGTACAGCAAACTGAAAGGTTTGATTGACGAACTTAAAAATCAAATCGATGCATACGAAGAAAACCAAAAGGCGCTACGAAAAGACACGGTTCGCAAGTGGTTTGCTGAAAAAGCAGCGGCGGGCAATCTTAATCCAGAAGTTTTTGAGCAATACTTGGACGAGTACACGAAAGCTACACAATTCAAGAAAGACAGTTTCACGCTCTTGAAGAAAACTGAAACAGAGCTTGAAGCAATCGTAATAGACGAGCTGAATAAGCAAAACCAGAAAGACCAAGACATCGCAGCCATCAGCGCCCAATGCGCTAACAACGGACTAGGCCCTGCAACTTATATCAGAGCCTATGAAAGCGGCTTGACACTTGCAGAAGTGCTCACAAGCATTAACAAGGATATTGAGTCAGCAAAACTCTTTAGACAGCAGCAAGAAGCCAAAGAAAAAGCGGAAGCTGAACGACAAGCGGAAATTGAGCGACTGGCGCAAGAAAATGCACAAGCTCATATCAAGGCATACAACGCCGATACAGGCGAGATAATCGAAGGCGGTACAAATACCCTCGAACAAGAAAAAAATGCAGTACAGGCGAAATTAGACAGCAATAAAGCTAAGTATGTGACGACTATTAAGTTTTGGCTAGATTTGGAACAAGCAAATGCTTTTAAAGAGTGGCTTGATACAAATGATATCGAATTTGAAACCGTGGAAGGGATGAAGAAAGCATGACATTCAAAACAAGTGATTTACTTAATTATCGGCAGCTTTGGTGGCTTGATAAATTTCTAGTGGGCCATAAAGGATATATTGCCGGAGGTTGCTTTAAGAACATTTTCAATAACGAACGTGTTAAAGATTTAGATATTTTCTTTGAGAGCGAACAAGATTTTTTGGAAGCCGAAAAATATTTTAAGCAACAAGTGAAAGACGAACCTCAAAATTGGCGATTTTCTTATGAGAACAAAAATTGTTGGTCAATTTATTCTGTAAAAGAAAAAGTTCGTCTTGAACTTATCAGAAACACTTACGGAACGCCGAAAAAAGTCATATCAAATTTTGATTTTACAATAACAAAATTCGCATATTACAAAAATTATGACAATTTGGACGAAGATGATTATATGGCTGTTTTCGAAGTGGTTTTTCATAAAGATTTTTTGAGCATTTGCACACAAAACGTTTAGTTGTTGATGATGATTTACCTTATCCGGTCAGCACGTTTAATCGGCTTATGAGATATGCAAAATATGGTTATCAACCATGCAGAGAAACAAAAATAAAAATTGTCACAGAGTTAGCCAGATTAGACCCCGAAAATCAACAAGATTTTGAGGAACAATTAGGAAAAAGTTTATATGAGGGAGTGGATTAAAAATGATTGATTTTGCAAAAGAAGCAGGAATGGCTTTGCTATGGGTGTTTTTAGGATACCTAGTCGGAGAACGCAATAGCAAAAAGCAAACAAAATAAAACAACGTGCCGTGAACCACGTAAAAAGCGAACTAGAATTAAGCGTCAGACTTGGACGAATGACGCTAAAGGATTTCGCCAGCCATGCCATTTGCTCACAACATATACATTGGCTGGTGGATTTTGATTAGATTATGAAATTTTTAGATTTATTCGCAGGTATCGGCGGCTTTCGTCTTGGGATGGAAGCTGCAGGGCATGAGTGCGTAGGATTTTGCGAAATAGACAAATTTGCAAGAGCTAGTTATAAAGCAATCCACGACACGAAAGGAGAAGTTGAACTACATGACATCACAGCAGTATCAGACGAGTCTATTCGAGGAATTGGACACGTTGATGTTGTCTGCGGAGGATTTCCGTGCCAGGCTTTCAGCATTGCGGGAAAGCGGAAAGGATTTGAAGATACTCGAGGAACTTTGTTTTTTGAAATCGCACGGTTCGCATCTATTCTCAGACCTCGCTTGCTATTCCTTGAGAACGTCAAAGGACTCCTCA